AAAAGTCTCATGAAATCTATAGAAATTGGTATATTGATGGTCGTATCTACTATCATAAAATTATTGATATGAAGAATCCCCAAGAGGGAATTCAAGAGTTGAGATATATTGATGCAATGAAAATGCGATATATTCGTCAACAAAAGAAAAAACCAGGGGAGACACAAACTCTTAATAATCAACTCAGGGGATTAAAAGATCCTATGGAGTATGATTTTCCAAAAATTGAAGAGTTTTTTATCTATAATCCAAAATCAGGAAATTCAGCAGGTACTACTTCAGCAACTCAAAGTGGAGGAAGTCAAGGAATTAAAATAGCAAAAGATGCTATTACTTACTGCACTTCTGGTCTTGTAGATAGAAATAAAGGTATCACACTTTCATACCTTCATAAAGCAATTAAGGCACTCAATCAATTAAGAATGATTGAAGATAGTCTTGTTATTTACAGATTATCCCGTGCCCCTGAACGTAGAATATTTTACATTGATGTAGGTAATCTTCCTAAGGTAAAAGCAGAACAATATCTGCGTGATGTTATGAATCGTTATCGTAACAAACTTGTGTATGATGCAAATACTGGAGAAATTCGTGATGACAAAAAATACATGTCAATGCTTGAGGATTTTTGGTTACCTCGCAGAGAAGGAGGACGTGGTACTGAAATTTCTACTCTTCCAGGAGGACAAAATCTTGGAGAAATCACAGACATTGAGTATTTTAAAAAGAAGTTATACAGAGCACTCAACGTCCCGCCGTCTAGGATGGATGGCGAAGGCGGATTTAATTTGGGTAGGTCCTCAGAAATTCTTAGAGACGAATTAAAATTTACTAAATTTGTTGGACGTTTGAGAAAAAGATTCTCAGGAATGTTCAATGACATGTTGAAGACTCAACTTATTCTTAAGAATGTTGTAACTCCCGACGATTGGGAGATGATGAGTGAGCACATTCAATATGATTTCTTATATGATAATCATTTCTCAGAACTTAAAGAAACTGAGTTAATGAATGAAAGATTAAATCTTCTTCAAACTGCCGAACCATATGTCGGTAAATATTATTCTCAAGATTATGTTCGTCGCCAAATCTTGCGTCAGACTGATATGGAAATTATTGAGCAGGATAAACTTATAGAAAATGAAATAAAGAAGGGAATTATTCCTGATCCAGCAACGATTGACCCAGCAACTGGATTGCCATTTGCGGAACAAGATCCAGCAGTTGGGCAAAATATTTCAGCACCTATAGAACCAGATATTGATGGTGGTTCAACCGAAGCACCAGAAATGCCAAAGGGTGGAGAGATTTAGTATAAATACTTTTAGTATATCATACTTATTATAAATGGAAGAACTTCTAGATATGATGGTTACTGATGAATCTCCTTCCCAAATCAGTGATACCATTAAAGATTTGCTCTATGCAAAAACTGCAGCGAGAGTCGATGCTTTTAGACAAGTAGTTGCTGGATCTACTTTTGGAGAACCAGATACAGAAATTGAAGCAGAAATGGAGACTGACGAAGTGGAAACTGAAGTAGATACCGAAGAGGAATCTACTGAGGAAGAAGAGTGATTTATAAATAAAACATAACAGTCATATAAAAATGTCTAGGACACTGATTAAAACTAATGAAAATTAAAGGAACTGCTGCTGCATTGTCCGGCACAACACAATTTGCATCATCAACTGCTGTTTGGATCGCAAATACCAATGCTACCACACACAAAACAGTAACTCTCCGTAATGCGGATGACGATGCTGATTTAGGTACATTGGTTGTCCCAGCAGCTAGTGGAGTTATTATTCATTTAAACGTCGGTGAAGGATTACGTGGCGTGGCCGCACTTATGGCAACTCAAGTAGATGCAAATTCAGGTAGATAAAAATGAAACTTATCACAGAAGAAATCGAACAGGTAGAATTTATCGTTGAACAACGCAACGGTAAAAAGAACCTGTATATCGAAGGTGTTTTCCTTCAGGGTAACATTCAAAACCGTAATGGTCGTATGTATCCTATGGAAACTCTTAGAAAGGAAGTTGCTCGTTACAACGAAAGCAACATCGTTTCTGGGAGAGCACTTGGAGAATTGGGTCACCCCGATGGTCCTACAGTAAACCTTGATCGTGTTTCTCACAAGATTGTTTCTCTTAAAGAGAGCGGTTCAAACTTTATTGGTAAAGCGAAAATTCTTTCTACCCCTATGGGTAAGATTGCAGAATCGCTTATCAGCGAAGGTGTGAAACTCGGCGTTTCTTCTCGCGGTATTGGTTCACTCAAAGCAACAAGAGAAGGAGTTAATATTGTTGGCGAAGATTTTATGTTAGCAACTGCTGCTGATATTGTGGCAGATCCTTCTGCACCTGATGCTTTTGTTGAAGGTATTATGGAAGGAAAAGATTGGGTATGGGATGGTGGTATTCTCCGCGAAAAACTTGCAGAGAAAACATATGCCCAAATTAATACATTAGTTGATACAAAACAATTAGAGGAAAATAAGTTATTCTTATTTGATCAGTTCCTTTCTAATTTATAAAATTATAAATAAATATAGATTAAAATCAGAGGTAATCGGAGAGTTCAAATGTCTCGTGGAAAATCATTACAAGAAATGGAAGTAAAGACACAGCAATCCCGTACTGCAGTTAACGCTGGTGCGAAGGCTGGAGATCCTATGCCAACCATGGCGGATCCCGGAACCCAACTGGGTTCGGTCGAAGATCTGGGTGGACCCACCCCAGAAAATTACAAGTCCGATGATGATTCAGCAAAGCTGAAGACTCCAGGCGGAACCCTTAAGCAAGTTAAGGATGTAATTACCAAGAATGCAGGAAAAGCAGATCCAATGCCAACCATGAAGAAGGAAGAAGAAGAATTCTCCTCTGAAGAAACAATCGAAGAAGAGGAAGTTTCTACTGACGAAGTAGTTGCTGAATCTGAAGAAACTGTAGAAGAGTATAACGTCGAAGAAGATGTTAATGCTCTCCTTGGCGGCGAAGAACTCTCCGAAGAATTCAAAGCAAAAGCAAAGACAATCTTTGAAGCAGCAATTTCTGCTAAAGTTGCTGAAATCAAAGAGCAAATCGAAGCTCAATACGAAGAAAAATTCGTTGATGCTCTCAACGAAGAAAAAGAAGCACTCGCTGAGCGTGTTGATTCTTATCTTGAGTATGTCGCTGATGAGTGGTTTGAAGAAAACGCACTTGTCATCGAGCAAGGTCTTAAGACCGAAATGACTGAATCATTCCTTGCTGGAATGAAGAATCTTTTTGAAGAACATTATGTATCAATCCCTGAAGACAAATATGATGTGCTTGAGAGCATGGTAGAAAAATTAGATGATATGGAGACCAAACTCAATGAGCAAATTGAGAAGAACATCACTCTGAATAGCAGACTTGCTGAATCAGTTGCTGATGGTATTCTCGATAGCGTTTCTGAGGGACTTGCTTCCACACAGAAAGAAAAGCTTGCCTCACTTGCCGAAAGTGTAGAGTTTGAAAGTGAAGAGACTTATCGTGAAAAACTGGAGACTCTGAAGGAATCGTATTTCGCTTCCAAACCACAGACTCCACAAGCAAAGACTGAAACCCTTTCCGAGGGTGTTGATTCTGCAGGATCCGAATCTTATTCCGATTCAATGGCAGCATACATGAAAACCCTGGGATCTTTTGGTCTCGGCAACTCCTGAATTTAATATTAATTCAAACGTAAACATCCACTATTAGGTAAAAAGCAAATGTTCCAATCCGAACAGTTGCAGGAAAAGTGGGCACCTCTTCTTAACCACGAAGGTTGCGAGAAAATCTCTGACAATCATAGAAGAGCTGTTACAGCTGTCCTGCTCGAAAACCAAGAAAAGTTTTTAAAAGAGCAATCCGCATTTGAGCACGGCGGAATGCTGACCGAAGGACCCAACATGTCTGTTGGTTCTGATGGTTATCAAGGTGGTCACACTGGCAACACTGCTGCTGGTTTTGATCCCGTTCTGATTTCTTTGATCAGACGCTCCATGCCTAACTTGGTCGCTTATGACCTCGCAGGCGTTCAGCCTATGTCTGGACCTACTGGACTCATCTTCGCGATGCGTTCCAAGTACACCAACCAGTCTGG